TCCGTCAAGCCTAGCGCTTAAGCGCTTCACGCCTATCTCACCGGCTTAACAAGTCCGGATTTCGCGCCCCACCCCAGTGTTTTTTCTGTGGCAAGAAACTTGTCTGCAGTTTTTTGATCAATCATTGTCTGCGCCTCTTTTGCTACCGCATCTTGATTCGCTTCTCGACAACAACGCCAAGAAGGTCAATCTCAAATTCCTTGGAAGACAGTGTTGGGAATAGCGGATTTAGCGGGCGCAGCTCGAACGTTTCCACGCCGTTGCGGTCAATGCCGGTAACAGCGTATTGCTTGATGGTTGCCTCGTTGTCAGGAGAGTTGGCCACTCTGGCAACGACATAGTCACCGGGGTTTGCGGACAACGTCGGATCGACGATGACAATTTCACCCTGGTAAAAGGCGGGCTCCATAGATTTGCCTCGGATTTTTAGGCCGTAAGACCCGTCAGGCATATCTTCAGGAACATCAATCCACTCATCAAAAGAGTCATCCCCTGTGTTGGTCCAGTTGCCTGCCTGGACGAAAGAGAGAATGGGTATTTTCTTGCCGAAGCGCGTCGGTACCTGTTCGATCTCGTGTGGCTCGTCCAGATAGCCGCGAGGCAATTTCAGCTTTTCTTCAATTGCACGGGCAACTTTTGGACCGAAGGATTTGGTGCCCGTAAGCATGTCATTGACCTGTGAAGATGCTCGCTCAATGGCGCGAGCGAGTTCAGCGTTAGACGTGAAGCGCTTATCCCGAATCTTCTGAAGGTTTTCTCTGCGTGTTGCAGGTAAATCGATCATGGTTTTCTCCCAAGATATACAGCATGTTAACCAAAATAATCACCTTTGAAGTGTTGTTTGGGGTTGCGTCATAACACCAAATCAGTGTATCATGCAGTGTGATTTTCGAACACTTACAAGGTGTTGACATCCATGAATGAACACGCTACGGCTTTTTTCAAATCGCTCAAACCTGCTGAACGGCGAGCCATTGCCACTCGGTGCGGCATCAAGCGCACATACCTGACGAATCTGATTTCGAGCAAGGAAAGGCATCCAGGTGTTGCCTTGGCTGCAAAGATCGAGACCGTTACTAACGGTCGGATTACGCGCTGGGAGTTGCGCCCCGACATTGACTGGAAACTCTTCGAAGGTCTGTGCTGATCGCGAGGCTCGCTATGGCACGGTACAGAAAAATAGACGTTCGCATCTGGAACGATCGCAAATTCAGAGAGCTTGACGACAATGCCAAGCTGGCCTTTTTGCTTTTGCTGACTCATCCGGATACCAACCAACTTGGCTTCATCCGATCAAGGTCAGTGTCATTGGCGTTCGATCTTGGATGGCAATCGGATGCCATGTCGAATGCCATTCAGACGCTATGCCAAAAGGGAATGCTGATGGTTGACGAAAGGGCTGGTCTGATGTTCCTTCCGAACTTCCTGAAGTACAACCCGCCCAATGGAGTGAATGGAGCTAAATCGTGGGCTGGATTGTTGGATTTGGTTCCTGAATGTGATCTCAGAGATCAAGCATTAATTCGCTTGAAACACTTGATTGACAGGCTTCCTGAGGGCTCGAGAGAAGGTATTCCAAAAGACATTATGGATGCCATTCAGGATGCCATTCGCAATGGCAATCCGCAACCATCCCGAATCCAGGAGCAGGAACAGGAGCAGGAACAGGATATTAATAAGAATCTTTCTGACGAAAGATTCTTGTCCGATTCGCCGGAGTTTTCGCTCGATGGCGAATCCGACGCTCCTAAACGTGCCCCTTCAGTTCCTTTGCAAAAGATCGTTGACACGTACAACAGCAAGCTCGGTTCGCAACTGGGCGTTTGCAGGCAGCTCAATGCCCAGCGCAAAGGGAACCTACGACAGCGGTGGAAGGACATAGCCGCGATTGTCGAGAGCGACAAACCGCAAGACGTGCTTCAGGGCTTCAGTGACTACTACGCCAAGGTTTCAAGAAGCGACTTCCTCATGGGCAGGAAAAAAGATTGCACGTTCAAAGCCTCGTTCGACTGGATTCACAACAGCTCGAACTTTCTGAAGATTTTCGAAGGGAATTACGAAAATGGCCGAAAGTAAGCGTAATGCGTTTTCCGACAAGGAGCACGAACAATCTGTGCAGCCGCAGGGTCGATACGTTCGGCAACGCTGCTTTGCCGCCGGCTGCAAGTACCACGCAGTGCTCATTACCAACCCCGACACGGGCGACGGCTTGTGCGAGTACCACTCCTGCGCCGATGACGCCAATACGTGGCCGCGACTGACAAGCATCATCCAACGGATCGAGTTCGTAAAAATGAACAACGAGCTTTTCAAGCTCAACGAAATCAGACACCGGAATTTTGATGAGTGCGCGTACCAAATGAGCCAGGTTCAAAGGGCCGGTCTTGCCTGTGGCATGGACTACGAAACGCTCAGAATCCAATCCCGTCAAGTCTGGATGTTCGGGCAGCAGTGCATCGAAAAGGAAGTCCCTGCGGCTTACTACTACCGCGTCAGCATGGCGTTTCTCCGTTTTGTAGTGAATCTCGCCAAGCCTGTCGAACAACAAGAAGGCCCGGACTACGTCGATCGCGGAATGATGCACATCGATACAGCGCTCAAACTTCTTCGCGGCGAGCTGATGCCGGCGCACATTCAACCAGTAGGAGAAGCCGCATGAGGTTATCTCTTTCCGAGCTTTCTCAGAACTCGATCTGCCTGAATCGCCGGCGAAATGAGCAGCTGGACCAAAGCGTTTACCAAAAACGAGCAGGCGTAGGCGATTTCTTCGGTGTCTTCGCCGGACATGTCCAGCTCGCCGGTATGAGCGTTTTCGTTTCCGGCAAACCGACAGGCATCGCAGATTTCCTGGAGATGACTCGGCAAATTCAGCTTCAGGATTTTGTCGTACAGGCGCTCACGTTCTCCAAACTTGATGTCTCGTTGATCCGCAACGTGTGCCGCGATTCTTTCCACGCAAATGCGAAGAAGTGCGCATGCCGATCTAGGCGAAACATGAGTAACTCTTTGGGCTTCGTCGAATATCTCTTTGACGTCTTCGGGCATGTCTGCGACTGGTGGAATGCCCGTGCCAGATGGATACACAAGTTCGCAGTTTTCCCAGAAGTGAAGCTTCCCGCAGTGCGTGCATTTGGTCACGAGGTAGTCGTATTCCGACTGGCACGTAAAGAAATCATCGGCGGTGAAGCGGATGTTATAGCGACGATACGCATCTTTATCAAAAACTTTATCTCCTTTGTAGCCGTCGATGACAGGGTGTTTTTCTATTTGGCTAACAACTCCGCAGTGAGGACAGCGAAATGAACTTTTACCAAAAGCAGGACGGGTATCGAGATCGTCGGATGACATACGCAACCTTTGTCAGAAACAAGAACCAAAAACTCGAACAAGCCTTTCAGGCTATCGATGACGCTAAGCGAATTTTGGCAGACCTGGAGCAAATCACTGTTCGGGCAGCCGACGGAAAGCTTCCAGACATTGGCGAGACGGCACACCTGACTCACGGTTTGCGTGAGTCTGTCGATCGAATCTTGGTCGGGATTGTGGAATCGGCGACATTGCCTGGCGGACAGGAGGCGGCATGAATTGGAATGCACTTGGGCTGGCGCTTACCTACGTTCTTGGTTTTTGCATGTCTCTCGTTGGGTTAGATGAGATTGTGCGCTTCCTGGAGGAGTCGGAGCTTTTGGATGCTCTTGCCGTGTTCATTTTTGCGCTTCTCCTTGGGATGCAGGTTTGGATGTTCTATGAGATGTTCAAGGATTGAGTCATGGAAGATTTTTTAGCGGTGATGCTGCTCATTCAGTCCGTTGCACTTGGGTTGGCGGCGTATCAGCTGCGGAAGCTAACCGAGTTTTTCATCGAGCTCGCTGAACGGATCGACAAGTGGGACGAGGTAATGAGCGCAAGGACGTGGATTTTCAAGCAAGGGAAAAAAGACGAGACGACTCAACGGGGGAATGCATGAAGGGGATTGACAGAGAACAGGACGCATACGACGAAGGCAGGAGAGCCGCCATTCGCGGTGAAGCGCTCAACCAATACCAGCCTAGCTACAAGCGCCGTCCCGAGCTCTGGACGCGTTTTCAGCTCGGTTATCTCGACGCTATTCGAGACATGCGCCGGGCAAAGATGCGGGAGCCGAAAAATGTTCGCTGAAGGTTATGCCAAGGCCCGGCTCTACGCCAAGGGACGGCTCAAGTCCGGGCAGATGAATCGGACGGAGAAGGCCTACGCTGCATTTCTCGAGGGTGAGAAACACGCCGGCCGGATCACGGCCTATTGGTTCGAGGCTCTCAAGCTGAAGATTGCTGAAGGGGCTTGTTTTTACACGCCCGACTTTCTCGTTCTGCGCCCGGACGGCACGCTCGAGCTGCACGAGGTAAAAGGTTCGCCTCGGATTTTCGCTGAAGATGCAAAGGTTAAAACAAAGAGCGCCGCGACTCAGTACCCATTTCCGGTGTTCGTCGTCTTTCCCAAAAAGAAAAGTTCAGGAGGTGGCTGGGATGTCCAAGCGTACTAAAGAGGTGCTAAATGGCCCGCACGAAAAAATCGGCGTCTCAACTTTGCTGCCGTCCGTGGCAACAGCTCGACTTGTTTCCGCAGCTCAAAAGTGCCGAGAGCTCCCCATCGGATCCATCCCGAGAAAGAAGATGCTCGACAAGGCAATTGAAGAAGCCAGAGCCATGTGTCCACAAGCCTTCAGGCGATCGGATGACACTAGTGGCTGTGAGCCTAAACGGGATCCGGGTCGGTGAGGATTCGCCTCATGCTAAGTACACCGACAATGAAATTGATTCAGTCTTCAGACTGCTTGATGAGGGGTATTCCTTTGCGGATGTGGCGCGGATGATGGACATGCCGAAATCGACGGTTTGGGCCATATCGAAAGGTTTGATGAGAGCAACAGTGGTAGACAGATGGGAAAAGAGACCGTGCAGGAATTGACTGACAAACAGGTCAGGTTCGTTGAGGAATATCTGGTTGATTTCAATGCCACTCAGGCAGCTATTCGTGCCGGGTATTCTCCGAAAACTGCGAGCAGAATTGGGCCGGAGCTGCTTGGAAAAACTTGTGTTGCAAAAGCTGTGGAGCAGGGAAAGAAAGACGCCGCGAAGAAGTGTGAACTGACCCGCGCGGAGTTGGTTCGCATGAATGTTGAGTTCTACAAAATCAATTCAAATTTGGTTCCAAAGATCAACTTTGACGGTGAACAGGCGAGAAACGAAAAAGGCGAATTGGTTTGGAAGATGGTGGATGCAGCGGCTGCCGGAAAGGCTCTGGATATGCTCAACCGGTACAAGAACCTTTACGAAAAAGACAACAAGCGTGAACTCGCCGGCGGCTTGTCGTTCTCTTGGGGTAAGTAGGAGAAGCCCTGATGCAGCAGGTTGTTATCCCGTACACGCCGCGTTATCCGCAGACTGAAATCCATGGGCAACTGGAGGCGCACCGCTTTTCTGTCCTGGTCGCACATCGACGCATGGGAAAGACCGTATTGGCCGTCAATCACCTGATCAAGCGCGCCATCACAGACCAGAAGGAGCGAGGCTTCTACGCTTACATTGCGCCTTTTCGTATCCAGGCTAAGGCCATCGCTTGGGCATACCTCAAGCACTACACGGCGCCGATCCCGATGCTGAAGGTCAACGAGGGAGAGCTTTCGATCACGCTTCCGAACGGTGCAGTGATCCGCATCTTCGGTGCCGATAATCCTGATGCACTTCGCGGGCTGTACTTTGACGGTGTTGTGATGGACGAGGTAGCGCAGATGAAGCCTGAAGTCTGGGGCGAAATTATTCGACCGGCTCTTGCCGACCGTAACGGTTGGGCTGTGTTCATCGGTACGCCCAAGGGGGTGAACCTTTTCTCACAGACCTACGACAAGGCTCTGGAGCTGATGAGCAAAGGAGATCCGGAATGGATTGCCATGCTCTACTCAGTTGATCAGACGAATGTCATCCCGGAAAAGGAGCTGGTTTCCCTCAAAAACGAAATGAGCGAAAACGAGTTTCGGCAGGAATTCTTGTGCGACTTCAATGCGGCCGCGGATAACGCATTGATTTCGATTGACCTTGTGCGAGAGGCGGTAACTCGCCAGTATCGCGAGCATCAATACGCATCGGCGCCTCGAATCATGGGCGTGGACGTGGCTCGCTTTGGTTCGGACAGTTCTGTGATTTTCAAGCGGCAGGGACTTGTGGCCTTCGAGCCGATCATCATTCGCAAGTTTGACAACGTAGCCGTGGCGCAGCAGGTTGCGATGCAGATCGTCGAGTTCAAGCCGGATGCAGTATTCATCGACTTGGGGGAAGGTGCCGGCGTCATCGATAAGCTGCGGGAGCTGGGGTTTATCGTCACTGAGGTAGCCTTCGGTGGCGGCGCAAATGAGCTCGACAAATACGCCAACAGGCGCATGGAAATGTGGTGGAACATGGCCGAATGGCTGCGTTCAGGCGGCGCAATTCCGCCATCCACACTGCTTCAGGCTGATCTTTGCGCACCTACCTATGGGTTCAACAACAAGGGTCTCAAGATTCTCGAAGCAAAGGACAAGATCAAAGAACGCCTGGGCAGATCAACTGACCTTGCAGATGCCCTTGCGCTCACATTTGCTTCGCCTGTGATGCCAAAGATCGACCGTAACTTTGCCAGGCAGATCTATGGCGGCGGGCAGGAGTACGACCCGGACAGGGAGTTTGATCAACAGTGGAGACGTTAAGAGACTCTCATCTAACAGTTGGAGCACATCATGATTTCTCACTTCGAAGTTACCACTCTTATTTCCATCATTGCCTTTCTTGCTGGTATTGTTTTCGGGTTGTACATCAATTCTGATAAGAGAAGGTAGCCATGACTGAGTCAGACAACCAGCAGCAAGAAAAGGCCCCTACTCAAGCCGAAATAGTCAGACTTCGGAGTCGGTTCAATAATGCCGAAGCCAAGCTTGAGAAGCTTGAGGCTTTAATTGAAACTTTCGAAAAAGAACACGGATCGATTGACCAGGTTAACGAATGGTTGCAGAACGTTGAGCAATTAAGGAAAAATATCGAGACGAAGCACCAGGAATGTGTGAATGCAGTTGATCAGGTAAAAACCGATTTTGATGATCTGATTGCTCAAAAGACTCAGGAGATAACCTCAATTGTCGAAAATGAGTCTAAAAAATTAACGACGCAGGTTCAGGAAAAAACTGGAGAAACTTCGGATTTAATCCAAAAGGCGTTAACTGAATTTGAAGAAAATCTCTCAAATCAGCAATCTGAAGTAGATCAGTTGTTAACACAAACAGATGAAGACGCAAAAAAGATTCAAAGTGCTCGCAATATTTCCGAGGATGATCAAGTAGCAATTTCGACAATTAGAGCGGAGTGCCAGAAGCAAAAAGAAATCGTGGATCGCCATTTGGCCACGATAGCCAAAATTCTTGATGATGCTCAAAAGGCGCTGACATCCGCAACGAGTGCAGGTCTTGCCAAGGATTTCGAAGCTCAGAAACAAGCACTAAAAGATAGTCAGTCAAATTGGTTGATGGTATTGATTATCTCTTTGGTGATTGCCGCAGCGATTGCTTATTCCAGATTTGATTCAATGCTTGCTCTATTGTCATCAAAGGAACCAGTGTCTGATTTCAATCTTTTGATAAATTGCCTACTTTCTGTTACGGCTATAGCCGCCCCTGTTTGGATTGCTTGGTTAGCTACAAAACAGGTTGGCTACAGCTTCAGATTAAGTGAGGACTATGCATTCAAGGCAGCTACCGCAGCCTCGTTTGAGGGCTTTAGAAAAGAAATTGAAGCTTTTGCGCAGGAAGATGAAATCAATAATGAACTAAGGGTACGGCTACTCACTACGATTCTTGACAGACTTGATGAGCAACCACTGAGGTATGTCGATAAACAAACGGCAGGAAGCCCCATTCATGAGCTGTTGCAGAAATTACCGTGTATTGCTAGGAAGGTGAATTCAGTCAAGGAGGAAGGGGAAAAATCCTGAAGTCGTGTTCCCAGTGAAGGCGCTTGAGTGCTATAAGCATTGGGCACTGACGCACGAAGTCTGATAACCAACCACGGCCGCCTTCTAGGCGGCTTTTTAATGTATTGAGCCACTACGACGACTTTTTCTGACACGCTCTCTGAGAACTTTACGTAAAGCATCTGTCATGTCCTTTTCATCCGGAGTGTCATGAATGATCACACGTTTTGAGCACTTATCGTCAATAGCTTGTTGCTGTGGTGTAAGACCGAAACAATCAGAGCCAACAGCCCACAGTTCACGACTCTCTCTCACCCAGATGAAGCAATCTTGAAGGACAATTTTGGCAATGTCTGAAGCAGGAGACGTCAGATCGTCATATTGATCAATTTTCTCTTTAAAACACGCAAGTTTTTCTTTGTTTAGTTCTTTTATCTTGTTGTAAAAAGGACGTTCTTTTTCTTTTTTTTCAGCTTGCTCTTTTTGTACTTGATCAATTATTTCTTGCATCTCTGCGTCCGTCAGAGCTTTTATGTCAGATCCCTTCGCAGGAGTACAAGTTACAGAAAGGATGCAGACAGCAAGGGTGAAAACAAAAGAAGTTCTCATTGCAACAATTTGTCCATAAACCTCGCCTCATGCTCGCAACAATGCCGGCATGAGATTCGAGACAGTTTCACCAATTGAGTTTGTCAAGCGCTGCCGGCATTTGTTTGAGCAGACTTATGCCGAAGCGGCGCTCCCTGGGCATCAGTTTAACCTTGATGAGAGTGCTTATGTCCAGTATGAGAAGCAGACTCCCTCCTTTGCCATAGTGGCGTATGACGGCGAAGTCCTTGCCGGGTTTTGCTCTGTCTTTGTGAGTTTTCATCAGCACACATCCGAAGTGATGGCAACAAACGACGCCATCTTTGTGCTGCCGAAATATCGCTCGGGAGTTCTTGCCGGTCAACTCTATGTCCGTGCCGAACGTGAAGCGAAAGCGCGCGGCGCCGTGGCTTTCCAGTGGATCGTTCCTGTCCGATCTCCTCTATACAAGGCATTGCTTTTGCGTACTCCGCAAGAGAAGCGGCAGTGGTGCCAGGTCATGTTTCTAAGGAACTTTCAGCCATGAGTGCAGAACAACCGTTGACAGATGCAGAGCTTGCAAGGCGGTATCTCAAGAAGCGTCGTGTAAGCGGGTCAACTACGGACAAGGAGGCCTAAATGGGCGGCTTTATCAGCAGTATTTTCAACCCCATCAAAACAATCGGAAAAGTTTTTGGCCACAAGAGCAGCGCTGAAAAACGTGCTGAAGAGCAGCGCAAGCAGTATGAGGCCCAAGCCAAACGCAACGAAGCCAACCGTTCCCAGTCGCAACGCAAGGAGCACGGGACGGATGCTGATTTGTCTGATCTTCCGGGCATGGGCGATGTGGATGCGGGCGGCGGTATCGAAACGGGGCTCTCAGGATTGGGCGGTGTCTCTGAAGAAGAACTCAAGCTTCAAAAGCGCAAGCCTTTGGGAGGCTAATCATGGGGCAGTACATTGCGGGCGGAATCTTGGGAACGCTTACCAGCTTGCTCAATTTCGGCGTGCAGAACAAAGCGCTCAAACAGCAGTCTGAGCTTGCCGAAAAACAGTATCAGGCAAGCAAGACTGCCTATGAGCTTGAACAGCAGGAACGAGCCAAAGTCAACGGCAACCAGCCTGATCTCGATGCCCTTCTGGATGCCAATACAGGATCGACACGGGCGCCGACAGACTTGACCGGTGGGCGGATTAAGAGAAGCAAGCTCTTTAACGCCGGCAGTACTTCTCTTGGGGTTACAGGTAATGTCGGCCGATCTTAAGCACCTCAGTCAGATTTTTGCCGGACTCAAGAAGGAGCGCGGTGGATGGGAAAACCTTTGGCGCGACATTCGCGACTACGAGGTGCCTGATCTTGGGTGCTTTGAGGGTGAGGCTCCGCATGACGGCGGCAAGCGTTATCAGCGTCTCTATGATGCCGAGGCCGCGGAAGCTGCTGACATTATGGCGGCTGGCCTTTTGTCCGGCTTGAGTTCTCCGTCGCGGCCTTGGTTGCGTCTTACAACGATGGATCCGGATCTCGACGAATCCCCGGATGTGAAGCAGTGGTTGGCCGACATCCAACAGGCGATGCTGATGCAGTTTGCCAAGAGCGAGACATACAACAGTCTGCATCGCTCTTATCTCGAACTGACTGCTTTCGGCACGGCGTGCTCGATCATTCAGAGACATCCGGAAAATGTCATCGACATGCTCAATCTCACGGTGGGCGAGTATTGGCTTGCCTGCGATCCATACGGACGAGTGGATACGCTGTTTCGTCGCCTTTCAATGACGGTCAAGCAGATGGTGCAGCGCTTCGGAATGGATTCTGTCAGCAATGACGTTCGCAAATGCCTGCGAGACAATCCGTTTGAGCGCAGAAACATCATTCACGCGATCGTGCCGCGCGTTGATCGCGACATTATGAAGGCGGACAAACTCAACAAGCCGTTTGCCTCCGTCTACTGGGAAGAAGGCCGAGAGAATGATCCAGCACTCGAAGAGTCCGGCTTTGATGAGTTTCCTGCGCTTTGTCCGCGTTGGCTGATTACCGGAAGTTCTGTATACGGGCGAGGGCCGGGTGCAAAAGCATTGTCCGCTTCCAAGTCACTGCAGCGGTTGCACAATCGCTTGGCAACGCTTACCGACTACCTTACGAATCCGCCTGTTCAATATCCGACCAAACATCGTGCCTTCCTGGATATGTATCGACCGGGCGGGCGAATTCCCGTGGATCCCAGTGACAACGAGGCTATTCGAACCGCTTGGGAAGTTCGCACGGATCCGGCTTTGATTGACGCACTGATTGAGCGGCGCCGCCAGGAGATTCAGCGCTACTTCAAGGTGAACATTTTCCAAATGATTGCTGCTTCCCAAGACGGCCAGCGAACGGCCACTGAAATCGAAGCGCTCAATCAGGAAAAAATCATGGTCATGGGGCCGATTCTTGAGCGACTGCACACCGAGCTTTTGGATCCGCTTGTAAGCAACGCATTTGCTCTGATGGTCAAGGCCAACAAGATTCCTCCGGCTCCCGAGTCCATGTACGGCAAGGAATTGAGCATTGAGTACATCTCGGTTTTGGCCGAGCAGCAGAAGGCTTCTTCCGTGAGCGGCATTCTCAACACAGTGCAGCAGATCGGATTGATTGCGCAACTGCGACCGGAAGTGCTCGACAAACTGGATGCAGACAAGGCGGTTGATCTTTTGGCCGACATGAACAATGTGCCGCCGTCCATGATTGTCGCAGGACAACAGGTGGCGCTTATCCGCAATCAGCGTCAGCAGGAACAACAAGCTATGCAACAGCAGGCCATGGCCGCACAGAGCGCTTCGGCACTGCGCGATCTCGGGCAGGCTGCGGATTCTCAGGCTCTGCAACAGGCCGTTGTTGATAACGGCCAGGAGATCGTATGACAGCCGTCCATAAACCTCAAGATTTCGATGAGACACTGCCAGCAGATCCAGGCATTTTTGCCGAGTTGCATGCCAAGGAAGAGCTCAAACGGCAACGAGAGCTTGAAGAAAAGCGTTTGGACAACGCTTTGGCTTCGGTTCTCGATACCGACTCCGGCAGGAAAGTTTTGAATTGGATATTGGGTCTCACAGGTATTGACGATTCGTGCACGAGCACGGATGCCATGCAGATGATGGCTCTTTCGGCAAGACGCGATGTGGGTCTTCAAATCAAAGGCAGGCTGAGGGCCGCAGGGCTCGTCTGCAATCTGGAGGAAGAACAGTAAATGAGTGAAGTAGACGCAGGAGTCAACATATCGGACACGGATCCGGCAACGCCTCCGGCCGACGGCAATCCTTCGGCAACGGAACCGACTGCCGCCGAACCGACAGGTAATCCGCCAGCCAGCGATCCGAGTGGCGGCATGGGTGATCCGTCTGCGCCAGGACAGAATAATGATCCGGCTCCGCCGCAGGAACCGAAGCCCAATGAATGGCTCGGAGCACCTGAAAAGGGGTACACCGCCGACGGGTTTGATCTGCCGGAAGGCTATGAGGTTGATGACACGACGGCCGAAGGACTTGCAGGGGTTTGCAAGGACTTAGGCCTAAGCCAGAAGGCGTTCGCCACGATCGTCAACCGCATGACTCCGGTGCTTGAGCAGGCTCAGCGCGAACAGCTGGCCACGATCAAGCAGAACAACCTCAAAGCGTTTGCCGCGGACAAGGAGTTGGGCGGCTCTCGAGCAAAAGCAACGATTGCGCAAGCAAAGGTAGCTTATGAAAAGTACTGCCCCGAGGACTGCCGTCAGATCCTCAATCAATTGGGGCTCGATGCGCACCCAGGGATGATCAAGATGTTCTACCGGCTCTCGCAGATGCTTTCCGACGATATGACGCCGCGCTCGTCCGGCAGTGTGCAGAACGGCTACGACCTGTCGAAGTTTTTCAACAACTCCAAGATGAATTAACAGCAGAGGAAAAATATGGCAGAAGCACAGTATCCTACCCTCGTTGACGTGGCCTCCCGCATGGATGCCAACGGCGACATCGCCCCGATTGCCGAAGTTCTGTCGAAGAACAACGCAATCCTGCGTCACATTGGCTGGCAGGAATGCAACATGACCGAAGGCCACAAGCATTCGCTGCGCACGGGTATTCCTGAACCGACATGGCGCGGCCTTTATCAAGGCGTTCAGCCCACGAAGAGCACCACAGCAAGCGTGGTTGACGTGACTTCCAACGTCGAAATGTACACCGACGTTGACTGCGATTTAGCAGACATCAATGGCAACACCTACCAGTTCCGCATGTCCGAACAGACAGCGAGCTTCCAGGGTATGGCTAATTCGGTTGCGACGGCGCTGTATTACGGTGACAACGACAAGGACATTCGTAAGTTCACGGGGCTGGCCACGCGCTACAACACCCTGAGCAAGAAGGTTCCGTGCGCGAAGAACTGCATCAGTGCGATTGATTCCACTTATGTGGAATCGCCGGATGGCTATACGTCCATCTTCATTGTGAACAAGGATCAGTTCATCGGCCTGTATCCGAAGGGTTCCAAGTACGGCCTGAGCCACACCGACAAGGGGCAGGTCACGGTTACTGCACCTGACGGCAAGGGAAACATGGAAGCATACCGCGACCACTACAAGTGGCAGCCGGGTGCGGCTCTCATGGACTGGCGTGGTTGCGTGCGTGTCTGCAACATTCCTGTGAAGGACGGTCAGATCGATCTGACGAGCGACTCTTTGGTCAAGACGCTTATCGTGGCCAAGAACCGCATTCCGTCGAGCTTGCGCAAGAACCTCGTGATGTTTATGCCCACCGAAGTTTTCACGGCTCTTGAAATTGCGGCCTACGAAAAGAGCACCAACGCTCTGAAGATTGTCGAGGCGGCAGAGCAGTTCAAGACTCACTTCTTCCAGATCCCGATGGAAGCCGATGATGCCATCAGCCTGAACGAAACCAAGGTTTCCTAAGGAGGAACAAAACAATGCGAGTTGATTATCTTTCGATGTTTTCCAAGTCTCAGGTTCTGAGCAGCTCTTCTGCTGATTCGGATGTCCTGGATATCCAGAAGGCCGGTATCTCCGAAGGCGTCGGCTACATTTTCGTGCGAAACGAAACGGCGGTAACGGGGCTTGCCACCGTCAGCCTTCAGGGCTCTGATGACAATGGTGATGACGATGATTACGCCGACATCGTGACCTTTCCCGTGACGGATCTCACGATTGGCGGAGGTGTGAACATCCCTGTGCCGCAGGGACTGCCGCGTTATTTGAAACTTGTCTACAAGGCCGCGGCGAGTTCGACGCTTTCTGGAACGGTGTCTGCCGGCTTTACGTTGCAGGTCGATTCGCCGCGCGGCAAGCGCATCGGTGACTACGAAGCCAATCCGAACTTCGCCGTTTAAGGAGGTGATCCTTCATCTCACCGCGGAGTGCAGGCTTTGCGGTGCCCTACGGGAATCCTTGACGGGGTTCCCGTTTCTTTATGGAGAAAATGAATGTCCACTGCTGTAGACATTTGCAACATGGCTTTGGCTTATCTTGGCGACAGGGCGACGGTCACATCAATTGATCCGCCTGAAGGCTCTCCCCAAGCTGATCATTGTGCGCGTTTTTACCCGATTGCTCTGGGGCAGATTCTGCGTGCCGGAAGTTGGTCGTTTGCGACGGTGAGAAAGCCGCTTTCGCGTGTCACGGATGTGCCTGAGGGAGCGAATTTTGCTTATGCCTATCCGTCTGATTGCATTGAACTGCTCTCTGTTCATGATGAAGGCGGCAGTCATATTCGGGAATATTCCGTGGGGCGATCCGGCGATGCTCTCGTGCTTCTGACGAAGGTTCCCGTTGGTTGGGTTGTGTACAGCACTTCTGAAACACCGGCAGAGGTGTTGCCATCAGATTTTGCCGATGCTCTGGCGCACCTTCTGGCCTCCAAGCTTGCCGGCGCCATGATTACGGGAACAAGTGGTGCACAGATGGCAGAAGAGCATCTGAAGATTTATCTCACGCTTTTAAAAGATGTGATGCAGCGCGACGCCAAGCAGTTTGACCAAGTTTCGAATTTCCGCAGTTCATTCATTGGCGACATGCGTTTGCCTTCCGGACAAGGGGTTGACTATGGCTTTGACTAAAACGGTACAGTTGTCCTTCGCAGGAGGCGAAATTTCTCCGGACATGTATGGCCGCAAGGACGATACCCGCTACCAGAACGGTCTGTCCAGATGCCGCAATTTCATTTGTCTGCCGCAGGGGCCGATTCGTAACCGCCCCGGGTTTGAGTTTGTTTCGGAGTGCGGTATCGAAAACAAGCCCGTGCGTGTGATTCCTTTTACTTACTCTGCAGGGCAGACAATGATTGTGGAGCTTGGCGACAAGTACGCGAAGTTTCATAGCTACGGTGCCACATTGATTGACGATGACGAATCGCACTATCAAATCGAAACACCTTGGGCTGCTGAGGATTTGTTCGATCTTGTATACGTGCAGTCCGGCGACATCGTGACCTTTACGAGCGAAAAATATCCGCCTACCGAACTGAGGCGCTACGGCGCCCGAGACTGGCGCATCCAGACGGTTCAAATCAATACGAAGCTCGCAACGCCTACCGGCGTTAAAGCCGAACGCGTCACTGAGGCTTCGGACGATCCGAACAAAGATAAGTACACGATGAAGTATCGCGTGTCGTGTCTCAACGCAGACAAGACCGAGGAGAGCGAAGCCAGCGGCATTGTGGAGGTTGTGGCGAATCTTTACAGCTACGGCACGACCGTCAAGATTTCGTGCAACACCGTGGAGGGTGCGTCCTTTTATCGTTTTTACAAAAATCAGGGTGGCTTGTACGGTTATATCGGCGACTCGGAAACACCAGAAATCATTGACGACAACATCACGCCGAAAACCGATGTCACCATCCGGCGATTTGATGATCCCTTTGCTGATTCAAACTACCCCAGAGCTGTTGGTTACTACGAGCAACGGCGCATTTTCGGAGGCCTTGCTACAGATCCCCAGCGCGTGCTGATGACAAAAAGCGGCACAGAATCGGACATGAGTTACAGTCTGCCGTACCGGGACGATGATCGAATCAGCTTTCAAATTGCAAGTCGTGAGTTCAATGCCATTCAGCATGTGGTGAGCCTTTCCAATCTTTTGCTGTTGACGGTTGGTATGGGTTTTCGCATCAGTCCGCAGGACGGTAGTGTCATTACCCCCGATTCCATCACGGCAAAGCCGCAGAGTAACGAGGGTGCCTCGCGCGTCATGCCGCAGATTCTGAACAACTCGGCAATCTACTGCGCGGCCCGCGGCGGTCATGTGCGAGAGCTTGCCTATCAGTACTCGGCAGGAGGTTATGTCTCCAACGATCTGTGTTTAAGGTCGTCGCACCTTTTCGACTTCAAAACGATCAAAGACTCTGCGCTGTCGCGTGCTCCGATCCCGATTGTTTGGTTTGTAAGTTCGGACGGATCGCTTCTGGCGCAGACCTACATTCCAGAGCAGGAAGTCAATGCATGGTCGCAGCTTGTTACGGACGGCGTTTTCGAATCCGTTGCGGCGGTGGAAGAAGGTGATGAAGATCACTTGTACGCTGTTGTCCGACGCGAAGTCAACGGGCAGACGCGACGCTACATCGAGCGCATGGCTTCTCAATCGGTGTCGGAAATCCAAGACTCATTCTTTGTGGACTGCGGTGCCGTTTATGAGGGCGAGCCTGCAACGACAATCTCCGGGCTGACCTGGCTCGAAGGCAAAACTGTTTCGATTCTTGCCGACGGAGCAGTGATGCCGCAGCAGGTGGTCACCGATGGAAAGGTCATTCTTGATCATCAGGCAAGCAAAGTGGTTGTGGGACTGCCCTATACGTCGGACGCTCAGACGCTTCCGGTCATGATGCAGGATTCATCGCTGGGGAGCGGCCGAATGAAAAACGTCACTCAGGTATACCTGCGCGTGTATAAGTCTTCGGGTGTCTTTGCCGGTCCTTCCTTTGAAGAGCGTGATCTTGCTGAGTACAAACAGCGCACAACGGAATCTCCGGGAAGTCCGCCAGCTTTGTATACGGGCGAACTCGAGCTGCGGCTTTTCCCTGCCTGGCAGGATTCAGGCGCGATTTGTGTGAGGCAAAGCGATCCGTTGCCGTTGACTATTCAGAGTGCCGTATTGACTGTGAGCACTTAATTTGTCCATAAACAAAGGACTCTGCGGGCTACCCTCAGCCAGAGAGTTGAAGGGTAGTTTCCGCAAATGGCAAGCAATCAATTTTTTTATCCGTCAAGCTACGCTCAGACGCAGGGGCTGGCATCTGGCCAAGGAAATGTGTCAACGGCTATTGAGGCCAATGCCGGCGCCATGGGGCAAATACCTGGCGGTTTTGGCACAGGGTTCAAAGTCGGATATACGGCCGGCAACATCCTGACGGGGCCTTTTTTGGCCTATAAGTCTGCCAAGTACGAAAAACGTTCCCTGCAGATGCAAGCTGACATTGCAAATTTGCAGTCGGCTAGTTTTCACACGGCAGCCGATGATGCCAAGCGCGCAGGTCTGCAGCAGGCAGCGGCCATCGGCTATCAGGCCGGACAAGCCAAGTCTTCAACCAGAGTTCGACAGGCAGCATCAGGCGTTCGAGTGGGAGGTTCAGGCTCTTCGGCAGAAGTCCTTGCCTCCATTGATGTGGCCAAGGAAATGCAGGTCAACCAAGTGATTGCCAATTCTGTGGCCGCTTCGTGGGGATATCGCCGTACGGCGGTTGACTATTCGAACAAGGCGCTTTCGTACGAGTGCGCGGCCAAGGGGATCTCTCCCTGGGCGGCGGCCATCACGAATCTGGTGAGCTCCCTCACATCGGTTGGCAGCCCCTCTCAAGAGGACCAAAACCAAGGCAATGCCGATTGGCAGGATTTTGCTTCGTTCGGCAAGGGAATTGGTTCGTTCTTTAGCAGCGGATCCGGAAGTTCTCTCGGAGGCATGGGGGACTTCAGCAGTTTTTCAACCGCATTTTCCAATTCGGGGTTCTAAATGGCAGGAATAACCGTCCCCAATCCTTATGGGCAGGGTGTTGCCGTTGGCGCGACAAATGGACTTGCCGGAATGTATGAGGCGCCTACGACTCGGTTCAGCACGGCCAATTCGGTTGCAGGCATGAGTAAAGAGGTGGCCGGCGCCGTCACTCGCTGGCAGGATGAAATCGATCGCACCAACGCTAAGGATGCGATCAACAAAACCCAACAGCAACTCCGAGACCTTGAAACCAACCAGGAAAACGGCTGGGCAAATATCCTTGGTGAAAATGCGCTCAAGCGCCCGGACGGCAAGAGCTTGGTTGATGAATATCAGCTCAAGGCCAAAGAGGTCATCGATGCACAACTCTCCGAGCTGAAGACTTCGGCGGCGCGCAAGTATTTCGAGCGGTACGCCGAGACGGCATATCAGCAAAACGGCAACCGCCTGCAGACGCACCTGATCAATCAGCAGAAGATCTACGACAAGGCGGTTTCTGCGGCAACGATCAAAACGGCTCAGGACGATATTCGATCTGGTGACCTGGCACGAATGCGCTCAGGATTTGCCGTTCTGGAGGCTGAATATCAAAACCTGGCCAACAAAACAGGACTGCCCGTAGATCGTTACGAGACGGTTGGAGCGATGCACGCCATTGCCATCGAGAACTTTATTGACGGCAAGAACCCGGATGCGGCAGCCGCTTGGCTCGATGCCAACAAAGGCTCCATGAGCAGGGAGCAAATTCGCAAGGCCCGTGAGCTCATCAAAGCCGGCAAAACAACGGCGCGGGCTGATGAACTGGCTCCGAAGATGATTCGCGCTTACGGGGACAGCCGAGCGGAACTTCTCAAAAAGGTGCAGGGCATTGAAGACGAAGAGCTGCGCGAAAAGGTTGAACGTCGCGTCCGAAAGCAGCTTGCCGCAGAGGATCAAATCAAGAAAGCGGAGCTCAAAGAAGCAACGGATCAGTACTGGCAATTTGTTGACAACGATGAAGAGCCGCCGGACTCACTCATTGCCGAGATCAAAGAACTTGATCCAGCCAAGTGGAGAAGTCTTCAGAGAGGCAGAGCAAAGCAGTCGGACGAAGCGACCCTTGATGCGCTCAACGATTTATTGACGTATGAACCGCAGAGATTCGCTGAGCTTGATCTCAATGAATACGCAGACAAGCTGACGAAGTCTGATCAAAGGGTCTATCTCAAAGCTCAAAACAAACTGGGGGATGCCTCCTTTAAGGACTTCATCAAAACGCTGAAACTACGAATGGATGCCGACAAAGCCTTCAAAAACGGCGCCAAGAAGAAGGAAGTTATTGCCGCGGCAACCGAGCTATGGGATGAAGCCAAGGTAAGCCACGCTAAAGGGTACATCGATAAGAGCACATCGGATCAACTGATCGAACGGCTGCTGAGCAAGGAAGACGCTTGGTTTGGTGCCGACCGCGGCTATCAAATCATCAACAGACGTGAGCAGAGGCAGTCGGCTGGACAGGCTCTGGCGGCGGCTGATTTTGAAAACGACGCTACGGACCAAGAACTCAATGAAGTGTTGCGGAGAAACGGCGTGACCGAAAAAGTCACGCAACAGCAGGCTTTGTATGCCCGCCAAATTGCCAATGGCTACGGATTGCCGCCGGAGATTATGCAGCAGGCCACTGAAATGGCTCGCGAAGCTGCTCGTGTTCGGGGCATCAAACTGACTCAGACATTGATCAACAAAACTGCAGAAAAAATCGCATTCGGACAGAATCAAAAATGACAGACAACCTTGACCTCGCTTTTCAGGCTATTGACGAACTGGCGGCGCAAGAGCAGGCTCGCGGTCAACAAGCTGCGACTCAACCTGCGGCTTTATCGCAAAGTCCGACTGCAGCGGAGCCCGAGTCACGCGAACGTTGGAACCCAGCTTTTGATGTCATCGACGAGATGCAGACCGAGCGTTCTCGTTCTTCCCGCGCTTTGACAGATGGTGACGCCACGAAGGCCGCGCAGGTGAGGAACCTTTCAGAGCGGTACGGAACAAGCCGCACGGCGGCAGAAATCAACTTCGAGAGTCTTTTTGCTCAAGCTAATCGAGATGACGCGGACGAGGCGTTAACCGAATCGTCGGCTTTGGCACATTGGTTTGCAGAGAACCAGAAAGATGCGCCGATTTTCAAAAAAGATCTTGGACTACTTTCTCGACTGGAGGAGCATTTCCGCAGAGTGGGATCGCGGTATTCGTCTGACCCAAATGTCGCCGTTGATGCTCAACCAAATGCCCGATATTGGAACACGGAGGAATTGACCGGACACGAGGCGCTTGACGAGCGAATCACTCCATTGATGAACTCAAGTCAAATTGGACGTGGTGCGCAGGCTGGTTGGCTCATGGGCGAACAAGGACTGGCGTGGGCAAGAGTAAGCAACGACCGGAACCTTTTGACGGAAGAGTTCAGAGAGCAAGACGCAGAAATCGACCGCCGGCTCGAGGAGTTGGCCGGGAATGACTCGGATGCGGCGCTCTACAACGCTGGACAGGTTTTGGGCACGATGGCCAAATCAATGCTCGGAGGCATGGAAGGCGCAACAGCGGGCGGCGCGCTGGCGACTGCCGGCATGGCCGCGGGAGCAATCCCGGTGGCCGGTCAAGCACTCGCCGGTGCCATGGCTGTCGGAGCAGGCGCTTACGGCACTTATCAACTTGAAGGCGGCCTGCAGCTCAAAACGTTGATCGAACAGGGCGTGCCGTATGAGAAGGCTGTAAAGATTGCATCCGGGGTCGGCTTCGTAAACTCTTTGATCGAAATGGCTGGCATCAAAGTGCTTGGTGAGGCCGTCGCTCCGGCCATGCGCGGATTGACATCTCGGTTCGCGTCCAGAACGGCTGCTGCACTTGAAAGACCGTCAATGAGCAGGGCGCTTATTGATACTGCAAGGGCTGTGGGGCTTGGCGTCGGGCAGGAGGTCGTTACCGAATCACTGCAGGAAGTGACCAATGTAGTCGGCGAGGAAATCGGTCGAATCTGGGGCGAAACGGGAGCGGAGGGCATCACCTCGGAGCAGTTCTTCGATCGCATCCTTGAAGTTGCCGAAATGACGGCCAAAGGTTCTGCGGTGCTGGGTGCATTGGGTGCAGGCCCCGTGATGGCCGGCCACATGCGTCGTATCGCCAAGGCCAATGAAACGCAAGCCTTCTTTGAGGATTTGACACAAACAGTTTCTCAGATGGAAGGTGCCAATCTTTCTCCGGGAGCCACGAAGGAACTCATTGACGGAATTGCTCAAGATGCGGGGGCCGGCACAATCTACATCGATGGCTATGCGTTCCGGCAGGTCATGTCTGAGAACAATGTGTCGCCCGAAGATCTTGACGGAGTGATTCCGGGAATTTCCCAAAGGGTGGATGCCGCGGCCGTCAATGGCACGGATGTCACGATGAGCACTGGAGATTTTGCGGCACGGCTCGCAGCCTCTCCGTTTGGTCAGAAGCTTGTGCCGCACATGCGCTTGAACGAAAGCGACTTGTCCCAGGCCGAAGGACAGAGCCTGGAGACGGCTGTCAAACAAATGCGGCGCGCGGCAGTGAAGGATGCCATCATGCCAGAGGATCAGCGTATCGAAGCCATTGATGATGCTTCTCGGAAGATCCAGGATCAGTTCTTTGAGCAGATCAGCGCCACCGGCAAATTCACTCGCGCAGAGGCTCGGCAGCAAGCCGCATGGGGCGCTCGTGTAGTGACGAACTGGGCAAAGCGCACGGGAATTCCGGCTGAAAAGCTGATGGATCGAGTTCCTGTTATCTCCACGGATATGCAGGTTAGGGCTGATGCACAGGAGTTTAAGCAGGAATTGCAGTCCTACGGCACTGAATATGAAAGGAAACTTGCGTCAGACGAAAAAGCCTGGGCGGAAGTTGTTGACAGCTTCGAACCGAACTCGAGGTCCTGGATGAAGCCTCACGAGAAAGGTGCTCCTCGGCTGATGCTGTCTCAGGTTCCTTTGGTTTATTTTGCCGCGAAGGTTTTTCCTCGATCAATGCCGCTTTACGCAAGCACGCATCTCTTTGATGGTACGCATCCCGAAATGACGCCAGAGATGCTCAAGGCGCTTCCGCGCGCCCTGGCCGAGCCTATTGCGATCTTTCCTTCAAAGACGCGGAAAGGGCGCATTGTGTCAATGGTTGAAATCCAAGACGCCAGTGGCGCAACGGTGATTGTGCCGATTGAGATCAATGCTCGTGGTCAGCACGGGGCCGAATTAAACATCGTTAACAGCGCCTACCCCAAACGGAAAGAAAACACAGGCGAGCCGTATAACGATTGGTTTGTTGACCAGATCAATGACAAAAACGCCCCGCCACTTTACGTGGACAGGGCGAAATTGCAAGCCTGGGTGGCGTACACCGGGTCCAATTCCCTTAGGGCCCGCCCAGACGTTAAAGCTAGTGTACCAGGGCGAGACGCGCTTGACAAACTTCGTGCCGAATTAAACGATCGTTACTATCAAAACGGAGGTGACGCTGCTCGGGGTGTGTATTCTCCAACATCAAACACAATCCATTTAACGCCTAACGCAGATCTGTCAACCTTTGCCCATGAAATGGGGCATTGGTACCTTGAAAACATTATCGATCTTTCGGCAATGCCGGAAGCGTCAGAGGCACTGAAAGCTGATACGCGGGCACTCTTAAATGACTTTGGGCTTGAAAGCGTGGAAGCTTGGAAGGCTCTAACGTTTGAGGAAAAGGAGCGTTTGCACGAACGTTTTGCTTATCAGGTTGAGCTCTATCTTGCTGAAGGCAAGGCGCCGAGTCGAGAAACAGAAGGGTTCTTCCGCCGCTTGGGGCTGTGGATTCGCGATGTTTACCGAGCGTGGTTGGGCGGCGCCAGAGATGCTCTCAATCAGCGTTACCGCGGCCAGTTCGGTGAGGATTTGCCGGAAATCTCCGAAGAGGTGCGCCGCGTATTGGATCGCATGATTGCCGGCGAAGATGCGGTTTCGCAGGTCGAAGAAGTTCAGAGTCTGATGCCGTTGTTTGAAACAAAGCCCGAGGGAATGACGGACGCCGAATGGGCAGAGTATCAGGCAGAACACGATGATGCAGCGGGATCTGCCGCAGAGGAACTGACAAGGGCGCAGGCCAAGGACGAATCGTGGTACGCGAGAGCCCGAAGCAAGGCACTCAAAGACATTCAGAAGAAGGCCGAAGAAACGCGAACCAATGTGCGCAAGAAGGTGGCCATTGACGTCAACAGTCGCCGAGAAGTTGTCGCGCTCGATCTGATGAAGGCGGGCAACCGTGCAGGCGTTACCATGAACTTGAAGCTTGCTCCGCAGGCGCTTGAAGACTTGGGACTCAACGTCAATCAGATTGCCAGACTGCGGGCTTTGGGGGTGGTGCGGGAAGGTGGGGTGACCGTCGATGTGGCTCGCGAACTGCTGCGCCCGTTTGCGCGGTTCAACTCGAACCGACAGTTGATTGCCGGTCTTCTGACTGCAGGCGATAAGGAGCGCATCATTGATGACCTGACGACGCAGGAGTGCCTCAGCAAATACAGTGAATTGTTCGATCCGGTACAGCGCGATCGTCTTGTGACGAAAAGCCTTCACAACGAAGCCAGAAGCCGCATGGTGGCAAGCGAACTGAAATATTTGCTGGGGGACAGAACTCTGAGTCAGCGTGTTTACCGGGCGGCAGCAAGACAAACAGCCATGACGCTGGTGGATCGAACCAGAATTGGCAGAGCCAAGGCAAGCACATTTCTGGCGGCCGAGGGCAGAGCGGCTCGAAAGGCGCAGGAAGCTTTCAGAAAGGGCGACAGGGATCTTGCGGCAACATTTAAGCGCCAACAGCTTGTCAACCACGAAGCGGCTCGCATTGTTCTGGATGCCGAAAATAAAAAGGAAAAGCTCAAAGAGCTTCGCAATTTTGTTTTCCGTAAGGATAAGAAGTTGGCTTCCCGTTATGACACGAACATCTTGGCGATTGCCCGTGTGATTCTTACGAACCGCAATATGGGCAAGGTCGTTGATTTCGTGGACGAAGCGGTTGAGTCTTATCTGGACAAAATCAAAAGATATGACGAGGATTTGCTCGATGGCCTCAAGGATTTCATCGCTCGCCATCCGTACAGCCCGGGGCGCGACCCGAACATGCTTTCGGTTGCCGAATTCGTGGGTGTTGTTGAGGATGTCCAGGCACTTGTCAAAATGGCACGAGATGCCCGACAGGTGACCATGGAGGGAAGAAAAGAAAGTCTGGATGAGGCCGTCAAGTCTCTTACCGACTACATAGACAAGTCAGATGCAAAAGAATTTGCGCCGGGCACACAACGAGCGGCAACAAAGAAAGAAGAGCGGCAAAAGCTTTGGTTTTCTGCCAGAGCCTATGTGATGCGCGTGGAAAACTGGTGCCGCGCTATGGACGGAGGCGAAGATTCCGGACCGTTTACGCGACTCATCTATCGACCGGTTGCACAGGCCGCGGCCAAGTACCGCACCAAGAACAATGAGATCCAGCAGCGTTTCGCGGAACTGATGAAACCCATGCAGGAAAAGTGGGATGCAGTCGGCGAAATCGAAGCTCCCGAACTGAACTATACGTTCGGCCGAAAGTCGGAATTGATCGGTGCTCTGATGCACATCGGCAATGAGTCCAACAAAATGAAGCTTTTGGTTGGAGGCCGTGGAGAGAATGCTTCTTGGGCGGACACCGTTGTTTTGGTCAACGGCGAGACAATGGTGAGTTACGCCAGATGGGATCGATTCTTTGCTCGTGCAATGCGCGACGGCATCATCACAAAAGAAGACATGGACTTTGTGCAGTCAGTTTGGGATTTGCTTGAAGAAACCAAGGGCATGGCCCAGAAAGCATTCAAGGAGTACTACGGCTACTACTTCGAAGAAGTGCAGGCAAGCCCCGTCGTGACACCTTGGGGCATCTATCGAGGCGGGTATGTTCCTGCGGCAACTGATCCGGCGCTTGTTGCCGGGCGTGATAAACAGCTTGAGCAGGATCTTTTTGACAGCCAAAACGAATACAGGGACATGATGCCGGTCACTGAACCGGGATGGTCGAAGAGCCGCACAAAGAAGTGGGCGAAACCTCTGGTTCTCAATGCCGGCATCCTGGGGGCTCACATCCAGAGCGTAGTGAAATTTTCCATGATGGCTCCGGCCGTGAAAAACGTGCAGCGCATTGTGAAGGATCGTCGCTTTACGGAGGCTCTGAACCGCATTGACCCACAGGCAATCGGAGATATGCTCGCGCCATGGCTGAGGCGTTCGGCCACGCAAACGGTGTCAACTCCGACAGACCGTTTCGGCAGGATGCTCAATCAAGCACGCGGCCTTGCCGGCATGAGTTTGATGGCGGCAAACGTAGCCAACACGATTCAGCAATACACGGGCTTTGCAATCGCTATGAACGAAGTCGGAGCTAAGAACACAGCGATTGGTCTCAAAACATATCTGAGCGATCCCCGAAGCGCCTACAGTCGCGTTACCGAAGCTTCCGCTTTTATGAAAGGCCGACTGGAAGATTTTGGTTTTGAATTCCAGAATGAAGCCAACCGTATTGCCTCAAGCCGAGCACCGACCACCGCTGAACAGATTCGGGACTGGACGCAGCGCAAAGCCTACTTCATGCAGACCTTGGCTCAGAAAACCATTGATATTCCCGTGTGGCTGGCTGCCTACAATCAGGCAGTCACCGAAAAAGGGATGACAGACGAGGACGCGGCGTTTTACGCTGACGGCGTTGTGCGTCGCACACAATCCTCGTTTGACCCGGAAAATGTGGCCAGAGTCGAAACAGGCAGCCCGTTGGCTCGTTCGATTTTGGTGTTCTACAACTACTTCAATATGCAGTGGAACCTGTTGCGCGAGCATTATCAGCAGGCTCGGCAAACAAAGCGTTATGGCCGATTCATTCTTGATTTCGCCATGATTGTTGCTCTTCCGGCGGTGCTTTCAGAAGTGATTTCGCAGGCCTTCTCAGGATTTGATACGGGAGACGACGATGATTGGGATGCGGTTGATGGTTTGGCTCTGATGACGACAGCGGTCAACAAAAATGTCGTCGCGATGCTTCCTTACGTCGGCAACATCATCAACATGACCGGCACTCGTCTGTCAAAGGGCGACTATGGTGAAGTGACGGAAGTTTCTCGGATGCTCTTCGGTAGCAATCCCTACAACGACCGACTTGTCAGTGTTCCGCTGATGAGTCTTTTTGAGAACTCTGCTGAAGGTCTGAAGAACGCCTTACTGTTGCTCACGAGCGATGAATACGACCCAGACCCGAGACGATCCATGCGCAACACGCTCGACTTGCTGACGTTGGCAACGGGCATCCCGTTTGCGGCTTTGAAGAAGCCTGCCGGTTACGCAGCCAGTTATGTTGCCGGGGATATTGATCCCGACAATCCGGTTGATTTAGCCCGAGGGATCATCAGCGGCAGGGATGTTGACGCGGAATAATCGTCCATAAACCTGACAGGCTTGGTGCGAGACTCTGAAGCAAACTGAACAGGGTCTCGCAATGGCACTTTCTTCTGAAACCCGTCGGTCGCCGCGATACGTCGGAACCGGAACGGAAACCACTTTCACATTCGCTTTTAAGCTTCTCAAGTCAACCGATCTTGATGTCCTCGTAGCTTTGAGTGGGCAGGAAGAAACGTCGCTTGATCAAAGCGATTATTCGGTTGTGCTCAATGAAAGTCAGGACAACAATCCCGGCGGCACAGTGACGCTTTCGACGCCGCTTGCAAAAGATGCGGCACTCGTGATCATCTCCAACACGCCGTACCTGCAGCCAACAACTTACACCAATCGAGGCGGGTTCTATCCGGAGCAGCTCAACACAAACTTTGATCGCCTGACGATCCTTACGCAACAACTCAAGGAAAAAACTGACCGTGCGGTTATGGTTGATGCGACCGACACGATGACTCCCCAGGAGATGAAGCAGCAACTTCTGGAGGTCGCGGCGTCGGCCGGCACCTATCGAGACGAGGCTCAGGCCGCAGCAGAAGCAGCAGCGGCAAGCGCTGCCAGCGCAGCGGAGAGTGCTGCCACAGTCGGAACAATTCTCCCAGATATCGCCGATGTCAAAACGGTAGCCGCCAACATTACTGACGTCGTTTCGGTTGCCGGTGGAATTGAAGACGTTGGAACGGTTGCCGAAAGCATCGAAGACGTCAATGCGGTTGTCGACCACATGAGCGAAGTCTCAAGCGTTGGTCAAAACATCGATGACGTTGAAACGGTTTCCGCAAGCATTGACAGCGTCAACATTGTGGCTGGCGACCTTGAGGGTGAAGAATCGCCCCTCGCTGACGAAGACTATGGCGAGTATGGCCAAGAAACGGATGACGGCACAGCCGCAATTACGGGCGGTAACATCAAGATCGTCGCCGACAATATCGCGGATATTCAGCTTCTTGGACAGTACGCGCAGGACGGAACGCTTGAAAAGGCGGCCTCTTCTGCTGCTGACGCTGCGGATTCTGCGGACAAGGCAAAAGATTGGGCTACGAAGATGGATGGCCTCGTGGATGGCGAGGACTATTCGGCTAAATTCTATGCCTCACAAGCTAAAGACAAGGTTGACGGTGCTGCAGCGGCTATTGACAGTGCCAGAGCAACAGCGGTTCAGGCAGTCGAGACAGCTCAGAGCTCTGCGGTTTCTGCTGTTGAGATTGCCGGCGCGTCTGCGGTCGGTGCTGTTTCCGACTCTGTAGCGGCGGCTCAAAAGTCTGCAACGGACGCGGCGGCATCAGCAAGCGCTGCCAAGTCCTCCGAAGACGCGGCAAGCAGTTCAGCTTCTGCTGCTTCCGGTTCTGCATCTTCGGCATCTCAGTTCGCCAGTGCCGCATCGCAATCGGCACAAACGGCGTCTTCTTCGGCGACGACTGCCGGAGAAGCCGCCAGTGCCGCAAGCCTTTCGGCGGAAACAGCTACGACAAAAGCTAGCGAGGCACAGGCGTCGGCATCCGCTGCGGCAGGATCGGCGTCTGCAGCGAACACGGCCAAGCAGTCTGCCGAATCAGCAGCGCAACGAGCTGAAGAAGCGGCTTCGTCAGTGGGTGATCCGCTTGGCAAGGAAGAAGCGTCTCAGACCTACGCAACCAAAACCGAATTGACGACGGGTTTGCAGGGAAAGGCTGCAACGGATCACGCTCACAGCCTCTCGCTTGGCGGAGATGCGTCTGGCACGGCTTCGATCGGTGCGACCCCATCGACGCTCACTGTGACGCTCACAAACTCGGGGGTAACGGCTGGAAGTTACGGGCAATCATCTGGTGAGACCATTTCTTGGGGTGGCAACTTTATTGTTCCGCAGTTCTCTGTTGACGCGAAGGGGCGCGTCACAACTGCCCGAAACAGGACGCTTTCACTTCCCGAGGAGGTCACGTGGGAAACGCTCAGTGGCAAGCCTTCGACTTTCACGCCCGCTGCACACTCGCACGAGATCGCGCAGGTTAACGGCCTTCAACAGGCTCTGGACGGCAAACAGCCAACAGGGAACTACTCAACCGCAGGTCACACACATACGAAGTCGGATGTCACAGACTTTGCTCACAGCCACGCGATCTCAGACGTAACCGGATTGCAGGAAGCGCTCGACGCTAAGGCGACTTCGTCTGAACTCGGCGCATTGGCCAAGAAGAACAAGATCACGCTTGACGACATTGAGGGTGACATTGATTTAGGGGAATATGCCGATGGCTAAAAACGTTTCACAAATGGGCATTACCAAAGCGGCGTTGGCGACTGCTACCGGTAAGGCCAAGCAAATCCTGATCGTGCGAGACGACGGCTTTAGACCTGTCGTCATGGACGGAGCGACAGCCGGCGGTCATCCGGTTGCGATGAAGTCTGAAGTGGTCAGTCAGGGAACCGCTCTCACGCAGGCATTGAATAACGCAACGAGTGATGTCGTCCGATACTCGGCGCAGTCTTTGAATGCCACCCAGCAGGGTCAAGTGCGCACAAATATCGGGCTTGGAACAGCCGCCGTTAAAGCGGAAGGGGACTTTGTCTCTTCGGCGGAATTGACAACGGCACTTAGCGATTTGATTACAGAGTTTGGCGGCACGGTGCCGGCTGACTGAAAAGGACACAAACAATGGCAAAGACTTTAGAAGAAGTTAAGGCTGAGTATCTTTCGGCCGCGAAGAACAGACAGTGCGGCGCGTGGGTTGTCAAAGACCCTGAGACCGGTGCCGTTGTCGCAAACAGCGCAGCGAAATTCCGACACTCTTTCGATGGCGGCGCTTCATGGGTTGAGGCGCAGCAGCGCACGACGGATCTTTATCGAAGCGCCGACGGCAAGTATTACGAAGAAAGCACTCTACCGGAGCAAACGGACGAGTTCTGCACTGAACGTTACGCCAAGGAAATGCGCTCAGAGCGCAACGCCAGAATCGCTGACACTGATAAGTATGCGCAACTGTCAGACGTCACAGTTCTTAAGACTGCAAGGAGCAAACGAGAAGCGCTCACAGACGAGGAGCGCCAGTCCGTGCTGACGTATCGCGAACAGCTTCGCGACTTGCCCGAGCAAAGTGGTTGGCCGTTTGTGGACTTCCCGACTGTGCCGACGTGCGTAGCCGTTGAGGTCAACGCCAAGATCGCGCTGCGCGTGGCAAACCGCAACATGTATCGGAGAACATTATGAGTCTCAAATCGAAACTGAAAGCCCTGATTCAGGCGGGAAGCGGTCAAGCCATGCCGTCAGACCAAGGCATCGAGCTTGATCCAAATATTGAAAGCTACGTTGCGCCGTGTGATGGCTACTTGACAGGATTCGTCAATACTTCGGATAGCGGTGCGCAGTCCGGTTACGTTGGCTTTGTTCAAAACGGATGGGGAGCCGGCGACTTCATCGTTCATTCGGGATATGGGTATTCAACCTCACGACTCGCTGTAGCTAAAGGTAAAACGGTCAACATCTACAAAGGAAGAAACGGAATGTTTACCGCACTATCATTTATCAAATCCCTGTCTGGGGGGGGGTAGTCCGCTCGAAATTCGACGCGTGGGAGGTGGCTTATGGCAACGCTTAAGTCACTTCTGCGCAAACTTGCTTGCCAAACGAGCACTCAGTGTTTCCCAGGCGGAACTGACGATCGAATCAATATCTCACTTACCCAAGAGGAGACTCAATACGTCGCGCCTGAAGACGGATGGGTTACTCTCGAAGCAACGGGCACGGACATCCAAACTGAATTACTTGGACCAGTCGTCCAGTCGCTGTCAAACAACCATTACGGTTCCTGGGGACGATGTTATCTGCCAGTTTGCAAAGGCGACAGTATCAACATTTGGGGACTTTCTGGAGCAACATCGCATCAAGCGCATTTTGTGCCAGCGAGAGGATTTGTCTAATTTGTTCTTTTGGGAGGTAGCGGCATGAGTCTGAAGTCCTACCTCCGCGAGCTTTTGAAGAAAAGCTCAAAGTTTGCGTTTGCCGATCACCAGTCCTCTGTTCGAATCAGTGTGCCGGCCGGTTCGGATGTGTTTACCTATACGCCGCCTTCTGACGGATACCTCTGCATGGGAGGCAGCCAAGCAGCCAGCAAGTCACTCAGATTGTCTGCCGGAGCCGAAGGTGAAGTAGCTCCTGAAATGGGAATCCTCATTAGAGACTCTCAATGCGAAGGCTCGCTTTTTATCCCTGTAACGAAAGGCAGAACCTGCAACATCAGAACGGAGCAATCCGACAACATTTGGTGGTGTGTTTTCATACCGTGCCTGGGGGGGGGGATTAGTAAAGCTCTTGCGTCGCTTGTGCGCAAAGGAGGCCGGCTATGCCTTCGCTTAAAAACCTCCTGCGCAGCCTGGTTAAATCTTCGATTGGCCAAGGCTACATCTCTGACCAAGCAATCGAGCTGTCGCTTTCGTCAGGCACACCACTTGAGTACACCGCTTCGACAAACGGCGTGCTCTTCGTTGAGGTTGTCCCTTCCACGGCGGGAGCATGGATTAATGCGTACACGGTGGTTGAGTCCGGACAAGCATTCCGAGCTCAAAGTAATGAGCGAACAAGTGCTAACCCAACGTCGATCAATCTTAGCCTTCGCAAAGGGCAAACCGTTCGCGTTGATGCCTATTGGACAGGTAGCGCCACGGTTTCGTGTCGATTCATGCCGTGCGTGGGTGACGCCTGAAGGTTGTTTCAAAAAGGAGGTTCATCATGGCTTCGCTTAAGAACCTCCTCAGAGAAATGCTTTCGAGCTTTCGGTCGTCCCATAGATCGGTGCCAGGCTCCGAAGTGATTTATCACGACACGACAATAGGAAGCGGATTCGGAAATGTAGCCAGTTACGTTGCACCGTCCGACGGCATTTTTGTAGTGCAAGTAGAGTCACCCGTTACTGACTTATACATTCGGAAAAATGATTTGGATTGGATCGGGACGAATTACGTTGCGGGCGCGTGGCCTGTCTGCTACGTGCCGTGTCGATCAGGCGAAACAATCCAGTGGTACACGGTCAGTACCGAAGCAACATCTAATTGCCATATCCGTTTCTACAAATACGTCGGCGCTTAAAACGACCAAGCCCTCTTCGGAGGGCTTTTTCATGCCTGCTACATGAAGTCGGATTGCTCCGAAAGAATGCTTGTGCGCGTGAGCTGTCCATAAAGGTCAATCATGGCGGTGGACAATCGAAGCATTTCTTTTTGGGGGAGCATCTCAAATGACGAAAGACGAGGCTAAGGCGCTTTTAGAAAAGCTTGGTATGAAGGTCGACGAAGTGAGCGATGAGCTTGAGGCGAAGATCACGGAGTGGAAATCCGGCCTTGACGCAGAGACGCGCCGAGCCGTGCGCCCGTACTGGATCACGATTTCTGTGATCGCGTTTGTTCTCGGCTGCGGCGTTGGGCATCTCTTTTTCTAAGGACTTCTAGTGATGCAACGGATGGCCGACCTTGCGTCCTACTTCTCGAACCTTGGCCTTGACAGGTCAATCACAGCGCTCGGGTCGATCGCTGGCGCGGTGTGGGGCTTTGCTTTCTCAGAAGCGATTTGGCCTCTTGTTTGGTGGCTGGCCATTTTTATCTGCATCGACTTCCTGACCGGCTGGATCGCGGCATCAAAGACCGGAGATTTTGACTCCCACATTCTTCGGGACGGGGTAACGCGAAAGGTATTGATCGTTGCGGTCTGTGGTCTTTCTCACGGCTTGGACGTGCTTTTTGAGCCAGTCATCGGGGTGTCGATCTTTCAAACGATGGTCATCTGCATGTATGGCTTGGGCGAGTTCGCGTCGATCATCGAGAACCTTGAGAAGGCGGGTTATGGGCATTCGATTCCGCCGATTCTGCGCAGGCTTATTGGCGCGCTGAACAACAAGCTGGAAACAATGAAATGGGATCTAACCCAAATTATCTGCCGGACATCCAAATTCGTGGAGCAGCCAGTCTGCCCAATTTGGAAGAGTTACAAGACAATAGCAAAACCAGTATTAATCTTCCACTCATCGTATTGGATGGTTTTGAAATCACTTTGGAACGGATG